CGAGGGAATCGAACACCGCATGATAGGTGATCGATAGCATGTCGAAGATGGTCCGCAACCCGACCACAACACCGTCGATGACCAGCAGGACGCCAGAGAACGCGGCGCCGATAGCATCGATTGCCGCCTTGATCCCGGGCGAGTTGCCAATGATATTGGCGAACTGCTCGAAAAGGTCGGATAAGACCGGGATCAGCCGCTCTACAAAGGTCTGCCAGAGGCCATAGGCCGCATCGCCGATCCGTTTCAGATTGTCGTTGAACTTCTCCGAAGCCTCCGCCGCAGGCCCACTGATGGAGACGCCAAAGCGGTTGGCCTCCTCTGTCATCGCCTGCAGAGAAGCGCCGCCCTGGTCCAGCAACGGGATGAGCGCGGCGCCTGCGCGGCCGAAAATGGCAATCGCCAGGGCGGCCTTAGCGGGGCCGTCCTCAAGGCCCGAGAACTTGTCGGCGAGCTCTTTCATGACGTCGCCAAGCGGCTTCAGGTGACCACTGGCATCCGTGACCTTGATCCCCAGGGCCTGGAATGCGCCGGCCGCCTCGCCGCTGCCGTGAGAGGCCTTCTCCATGTTGACGGAGAGACGCACCAAGGACGTCTGCAGCTCTTCGAAGCCGACATCGGCTAGGCTAGCGGCATATTTGAGCTGGCTCAGCTCCTCAACAGCAATGCCTGTCTTCTGACTAGTCTTCAGCAGTTGGTCGCCATTCTCAGCAACACCCGCAATGGCCTCGCCGATCTTTTCGAAGGTCTCGACGATCTCCTTGCCGACCTGCAGCAGGATGAATCCGCCGAAGAAGCCAGCAAAGGCTTCCGTGATCTCGCCGAGCGCGCCGGTGATTCCGCCAGTCGCTGAATTCAGTCCGGCCTGAAGATCCTTCATCTTTTGGACGATGGACTCGGACGCGCCGCCGAGGCTGGACTTCATATGCTGTGCGGTGCTGTCGACGGCGGACGCCGCTTGGTTCAAACCGGTCTTCAGGTCACCGGTTTGAGCGACGATTTTGACGTCAATTTCGTTGTCAGCCATTGATACCCCAATAAAAACCCCGCCGAAGCGGGGTTTGTCAGATCGAGCCTGAAGCCCGGGTCAGTTCTGGAAGGCCGATATCTTGCCATCCTTGAAGTACAGAAAGCTGAGGTTGTCGGCGTAATGGCCATAGACCCATTGCTGAGTGGAGCCATCCGCCGACGTCGTGTTGTTGATCTGCGCCGGGACACCCCATGCTGCCTGCGCTTCGCATTCGTTAAAGCCGAGCTGAACCTTGCCGCTATCAATCACTGCCCAGTGTTCCGCAGGCACAAGGTTCCGCCTGGTAAGTTCCGCCTTCACTTCTGGTCGCTTGGTGGCGCCATAGGTGAAGCATAGTTCGCTCTCAGGATCCTGGGTGAGCTGCTGAGGCGAATCAGTCACGGCGGAGAATCCGCAGCCGGCAAGTGTGAGGGCGACGGACAGTAGGGCAATCTTATTGATCATTCGGGCCTTCCCAGCGACATCAATTCGGCCAGGCCATTGCCGGTCGACTGATTGACCGACTGGGCTTTGGCTGGGGGCTTATACCCCACGTGTGCGGCTAGGAGTATATGGGTGGGCGGATGGCGCTGCCAATAGGCAGTGAGGGCATTCAGGCGGGGAAGCGTTAACTGGTCGACCTGCTCCCAGGTCCAGCCCATGCAGACCATGACGTGGGCATAGAGGTCATCCCAGTCTATTGGCTCCCCGCCGGAGCTTCCCCCGATCGCTTGAACCCGGATGTATTGAGGATGGCGTTAACCAATGGCAGCACGTTGCGGAGGTCCACCAGGTCGTCCATCTCTTCGCGCTTCAGGTCCGGATAGTTCCGGCTGAGCGCTGCATGGGCCACGTCAAGCAGCGGATCGAGCGCCGCCTCATCGGCCGACAGCGGGTTAAGCCCGCTCAGTGCCTGGATTTTTCCACCCAGCGCCTTGATCTGCCGCAGCGTCAAGGCTGGCACGGTATAGGGCTTCCCGCCGAGATTCACGACCTCGCCTTCAATCAATTCCGACATACGCCGTTACTCCGAAGTTGAATAAGTCATGAGGTTGTTGCTGGCATCGCAGAAGCAATCGAAGTCAATCTCGGGAATGGTGAAATCCTCGAGCTTCGTCTGCAGACTGAACTTGTTCGAAACGCAGGCCAGCATTTTGATGACGTTCACCGACCCGTTATAGGTCGTGTTGAACATCAGCTGGAAGCTCGGCTGGACACCCAGCAGCGGGTTGGCGACGGTGACCTTCTGGTTGGGTGCAGCACCTGTGCCAGTGTAGCTATAGCTGATCAGCACGACCTTGGTGCTGTCGGCCGTATTGAAGGTATAGACGCCAGCACCCGAGACCGAATACTGCCCGGCCGCCGGCGCCGACGCCACTTTCTGCAGCGGCAGGCCGGTTGCCGAATAGAATACGCCGAGATCCGTGTCGAACGTTGCCGAGTTGGCCACCGTGACCTGGAAGGGCGTCGTCGGGATGGTGCCGACTTCGTTCTGTGCAATCGACAGCAGGCCGACGACGGTCGACTGGCCGAACAGGATATCATTCAGCTGTCGGCCAAAGATGCGGGCGAACTTGGCCTTGCCGGTGACCTTGGCCGTGCCGCGGCCGACCGCGACCGGGAACTGATATTGGCCATAGAGCGGCTTGTTGGCGTAGGTGATGTCGATCGAGCCCTCCTGCAGGATGCCGAAGGGAATCGGGGTCGAGTTCGCAACGTCGGTGCGCGTGGCCCACATCGAGCCCGAGCCGAAGGAAAAGTCGGACATGGTTTGGTGTCTCCGTCAGGGGATGTAGCGCCGGGGCGCCGAGGTAAAATTAGAGGATGGCGGCGATCTCGGCCTTCAGGGCATCAAGGCTCGCGACCAGGTGGTTATAGGCGGGCGTATGCTGGGCAACCGCGCTGCCGTGGATGTGCTGGGTCAGCCAGCTATGGACGACAGCTTCGGCCTTCTCGGCCTTGGTCTGGGCAACGGGAGTGACGTCGGACTGCAGCTCAGCTGCACCGGTCTCAAGGTCTTCCATGGATATCTCCGGGGTTTAGGGAACGAGGATTGAAATCGGAATAATGGCGACAGACTGCTCACCGAGGGCGCCGTCGAAGACCTCGATTTCGCCATCCAGCCAGCAGTGACTGACGATGCCACCCAGCGTCTGGGTGTTTTGCATGAGGTCGTTGCCGGACGCCGGCTTCAGCGCCGCCTCAATGCCGTCAAGCAGCGCGTTGAGCTTCTGGGCCGGGATGACATTCGGGTCGCTGCCGGCGTTCACATAGAGATAGATCTCAGCGCGCAGTAGCCATTTCGGCGGAATACCGCGACCGGTCTGCTGCGGTGCCTGGTGGCCTTGTACCAGGAACAACGCCGGCTGATCGGCCGAGTTGGTTTCTGACCAGTGCAGCAGCCGGCGGCTGAACTTCTTGATGCCATTGATGCCGGTCAGCAGGTCGAACAGCGCGGCGTAGACTGTTTCACGTGCAACATTCATGGCCTGATCGCCTCATGCAGCGCATCGGCAATGCCACCACGGATGGCTGCGTCCATGTCGTGAAGCGCCGACCGCAGGAATGAATGGGCCGGATAGTCAACCTTGCGCGAATGGGCGGCCACAGTGACAGAGCGCGGCTCGATCGGCCGGCCGAATGCCTGCTTGATCTGCCGCAGATGTTCCCTGATCTGCTGGGTGCCGTGAAAGCCATATTCATGGAACGCGGCATATTCGATATTGGTACCGACCTGGCCGGTGACTGAATTGGCGGTGTCGGTGATCTGGCGATTGATCGACCGCGATAGCGTGCCGGTGCGGCGCTTCAGCACTTGGCCTGACAGCTTGTCGCTCTTGACCTTGCTCTGCAGGTCGATCGCAAGCGCCGTTATCGCGCGGACCAGCGTATGTTGGGTCTTTTGCGGCAGTTCCTTCAGCCGGGCAATGACCTGAGCGTCGCCAATGACATAGCCAGCGATCACAGCAGGATGACCTTCTTGTAGTTGTTGAGAATCGTCGCAACGTCGGCGGGCATGTCTTTGAGGCTGTAGGCTGTCGTCTCGCCGCCAACGGCCTTTGATGCGAGACCGATCCGGTCGCTCTCCCGGTAACGCATGGCGACCAGCTCAATGCAGGCCTGGGCCACCTCGGGCGGGGTCACGGCAAAGCCGGCCGTATATGCCAGGGACACGTTCTGGATGCCCTTGGTGAAGGTGTATCCCCGCAGATAGAGCATCGTGCCGTCGGTCACATAGCCGTTGACGGTCGGGCCGGTCGATGCCGGGATAGCGACGCCATCGACAGTCACGCTGGTTACAGCCGTCACCGGATAGTCGGCAAAGGCCATTCTGTTCATACCAAGGCCATTGCGAACCTCGGTATAGGCATAGCTGGCGAGCGACCGATTGAGCCATGTCTGAATGAACTGGCTGGCCGCTGTCACCAGACCAGCGAGAATCTCGTCATCATCCGATGAGCGGATCTTCAGCCAGGCTTTGGCAGCGTCCAGCGTGGTGAGGTCGCCCGTCGCCATGGTGGTTATTTGCCTTCAGCCTTCGCCTTGGCGTCGGCTTCTTCCTTGGCCTTTTTGTCCGCCTTCTTGACCGGCGCTTCCGTGAAGCCGTGGTCGCGCAGCGCAACCAGCGCTTCATGGCCTTCGGCGGTGTCGGGTAGCTCAATGACGCCAGTCTCATCAGCGTCATACGTCTGGCCGTTATAGCTGCAGGACGTTGCGCCTGTGTTGGACACAATCTTCATATCAGGATCTCCGAAAATGTGAGGCGGCAGCCGAAGCCACCGCCTCAGTCCCTGGGAGGAACGATCAGCCGTCAGGTTTAGCCAGCGGCGATGTTGTTGATCACACCGAAGGCGAACGGCGCGTAGACAGCCAGGACTTCCTCGGCATAGACGCCGACTTCCTGCTGGCGGGTGCGAAGCGGCCAATCGATCTGGTAGTAATCGCGGCGGGTTTTGACCTCGGCAACATTCGGGACGTTGTTGCTCTGGTACTGCGCGGGCAGATTCTCGCAGACACCCAGGATGGTGCCGGCCGGCAAGGTCGGGTGGATCTTGACCGGAATCTTCATGCCGCCGTCGAGCGCGAACGGATTGAAGTAGTTCGCGATGTGACCAGAGGCCGTGAGGGCGTAGCCGTCCTTGCCATCCGTGTCATAGCGAACGAGCGGGCCGGATGCGTTGGTCAGCATCTTGGTGGTCATGTCCTTCAGCTGCTGGCTATTGGCATAGAGCACCGTCGGGCTAAGCTTGTAGGTGTCCCACATCGCCTGCAACATAACGTCGACTTCGTTGACCGAGCCACGATTGGAGGCGGTCAACACCGTGCCGGTCCCCGGCGTGCCGGTTGCGAGGGTGTTGATGTAGCCGCCGTTGGCCGAGTTCAGCGCCCAGGTCAAAAGGCCATCGAAAGCATAGTTCGCATTCTTGCTGTTGTCGGCGGTGATTGCGGTAGCTGCCTGGCCGGTGCCAGCGAGCGGTGCCGTGAAGGTCACCGAGTTGATATTGGTGATCTTCTCGAGCTTCTCGTTGCCGGCCGTGCCGGTATACCAGGCATAACCCATGGCGCCGGTGACTGGGGCGACTGAGCAGCTCAGTGTCTGGCCTAGGGTGACCGCCTGGGTAGCGGCTGCGGACTTCTGCGAGGAACCACCGGACAGGGTGTAGGTGTTGCCATCAGCACCGGTGATGTTCTGGCTGGTGGCGACGCCGCTCGCCAGCGAGGAGTTGCGGAAACCCTCATAGGTCAGAGCAACCACGATCACCGAGTAGGTCGCGGCCGGCAGCGTGGCGCCTGAGCCGGCAGCCGACAAGGTCGGTGTGCCGGGGGTGCCGAGAGACAGCGACTGATTGCCGCCGAGGATCGCGTCCTCTTCCTTCAGCATCATCTTCTGCAGAAGTCGCATCGACATCGAGGCGCGGATATCCTCGAAGCCGGCCGCAGCGGCGATGGCTTCATAAGAGACTTGGTCTTCTTCGCCGAGCGTCACATAGCTGGCCGCCTTGCTCGCGGTGGTATAGCTCATGCGGGCCGAGCGCTGACCTTCTGGTACCCACGGCATCGAGTTGTAGCCCGAGCCATTGATTGCCGAGACGACGCGCCAGTTGGTGGCAAGGCCACCGTCACCCGGCACGCGAGGCAGTCGGTTGCGCAGCGGGGTCAGAACCGGATAGAGGTTCTTGGCCGGCGCCTGCAAGTCATAGGCAACCAGACCGGTCGCCTGGGTGATCGATTTGGCCAGCGCTTCGTCAGGCGTCGCCATTGCCGCCTTCATCAAGGCGAGCGTTTCTTGAACGTTCATGACAGGAATCTCCTGTGGGGGATGGCGCCTTGCTAAAGGGCGTGTTTCAGCGATCGGCGCCCGTCCCCGGGCCCGTTGGCGCACCGTCTCCGGCGCGAATTCTGTTAGGCGGGTCGGCTCATGATCTGCGGCTTGCGCAGGGCGGCCTTGGTCAGCAAGTGGGTCTGCTGCTCTGGCGTCATCGACGTGAACTTCTTCAGCAGGTCTTCGTCGCTTGGCTCAGCCGCTCCACCCTTCTCGATGACCTTGAGGGCACCTTTTGCAGGCATAGGCTGGGCGGCCAGATCCGCCACGCGCTTTTCGAGGGCTTCATTTTTGGCCTGGATCGGCGCAAGCGCATCGGCGATCGCCTTCTGGATTGTGTCGGTGAGAGCCGCCTTGGCGAGATCCTCGGCGGGTGGCGATGGCTCGGCCGCCTTGGCAAGATCGCCTGGATTGTCGGCGGCCTCGATGACCTCGACGACTGTCTCAGTCTTTGCGTTGGCTGCCGCGATCTCAGCCGCTTCCTCGGTGACCATTTCCTTGAGGACGCCAGCGAGATTATCGACTGCCGCCTTCAGCTTGGCGGGGATGGTACTCCCATCGCCTTCGAACATGGCTTCCATGCGTGTGTCGGCCTGCAGGCTATCGAGACAGCTGACGATGTCGGCCAGCCATGCGACCTGATACATGCCCTTTTTCATGTGGTCTGCCCCCTTGGGGATGGCGTTCGTCAGCGGCGTAACGACTGGCTCGAGGCCTACCGCTGCCTTTTCGAGAAACTGGGCGAAGACGGGGCCGGCCTCAATTGCTCGGCGCTTGGCCAACCGAGCTTCTTCTGTCCGCTCTTCGGCCGGCGTCGCCTCGATACAGGTGACCGCCTCAGCTTTGGTCAAATGCTCGTGCCCTGGATGGCAGCAGGTCCAGGCCTGTTTGAGCAGACCGGTCGATTTTTCGAGGTCGATCGCCAGATCTGACTTGAACATTTCGAAGACCGCTTCCGGGTTTGCCGGGCGGTCGACGAGGCTGATCTCCATTAGCGCAAGATCAGTGATGATAGCCTTGTTGGCTGGGTCGCGGCCCTTCACGGCGCCGCCAATCGAGAAGCCCTTATAGACACCCTCTTTGACCTTGATCCAGGCCGCGTCATCGACAACCTTGGCCGACAAATAAAGGCCGGTGTCGTCCATCTCAGCACCCTTGGCGACGCCAACGGCTGATGGCTGATGCATCTCCCGGATGTTGCCGAACTTCAGATAGTCCGGGAGCGCCGCCTTGATAGCGTCACGCTTGACGACCTCGCCTTGGCTGTCGAGCGCCTCGGTGCTGGCATAGCCATAGACCATGCGCTGCTCCTCATCGATCTTGGCGATCGGGGCGAAAATCTTCATTCGTCAGTCTCCTCACTGTCGTC